TGCATACGGCTCGCGCTCAGGCGTCGGTTGCAGGTAAAGCGCAATATTATTTGCTTCCTGTTTAGTTCCGTAAGCTGTCCAAGGTTTGCCGTTTTTCAGCGCTTCTAAACCCTCTGGATATATCCACGCCACCGCCTCATGTGTTTTATCTGTCATTTTCACTCTCCAATTCCGTGAGCGGATTCAATGGCTCTGGCAATATCAAGTGCGTCATTGATTGATGCTTCGCCCATCTCATCGCAGTACCGATTCCAGATGTCCTCAATCTGCTCATCTGTCAGCGGTTCGCGCCGATTGACTGCGTGCCCATCTGCTTCTTCCGGCCCAATGTTTGCAAGTGTGTGTTTTGAGACAAGGTCGGCGAAGCGTTCAAGGGACTCTGGATACCAATCGGCATACGCCAAAGGGTTCCCCATCAACCCAGCCTCCCGCGCCATCCTAATAATGTCTTCTCTGTTCATGCTGTCCTCATAAATAGTTTGTTAAGTGCCTGACTGGCTTTGAATGTCTTGACCTGCTGCGCAAAGTCGTTGAAATCCGTACCGGCATCAGGCGGCATCCACCACGGCCATCCGATCTCCTGTGCCGTCTTCTGGCCCGTGAGTGAGAGGTCGTTATCAGCCACGATAAAGCCACCCGGCAGCGTCTCAGCGACCTTCCGCATATTCCCAGCCGAGAAGCATACGTGCAACGTGAATCTGCGCTTGAGCGCGATCAGTGCCTGCTTGATTGAGAGAGCCGTGGCATAGCCTTCACACAGAACGTGCGGCCCCTTGGCGTCCATCACGTACTCGGCATTCGATGTGCGCTGACCAGCCAAGAAGCGCTTTGTTCCATCCTCACGGATCAACTGACAGCCGACCAGCCGGTGGCCCACGCGCATCGGGATCACCAGCACCAGCCCGTCATCAGACTTCCAGATGTTTGCCTGCTCTTCAGGAAAGCCCTTGCTTGCGAGATATGGGTGGTATCCGTATTGGCATTGGGACAGGATCCACTGGGCTTTCTTTGCTGCTTCTTCCTGCTGCTGCAGCCGCTTGCGCTCTGCCGCTTGAACGTCACGCCGGTATCGAGCCAGGTCTACGGGATTGGCTTTGTCCGTCTTCCAGACTGCCACCTCGCTGGAGATCGCCCAGTTCTGAATGAAGCCCACCTCACCCATCCACTTGATCGCGCCGTTACGCTTGTGCGGATGGTCGTCTGTGGGATAGCGGCGCCACACACCAAGAGGTGGAAGGCGGTCGATCAGGATGCCGTGGGCACGGGCAAAAGCAATGAAGTCAGACACCGTTACCCCTTGTGCGGATTTCTTTGGCAATCTCAAGCATTTCAGGCTCTCCGGACAAGCTGCACGCCCACTCTTCGCACAGCTTTGCGCAGGCCTCATGTGCAGCATCCCAAGCAAAGCTGAATGCCTTGCCATGACTGGAGTTATCCAACGTGAACTGGTCTGCCAGCCGCTCCGTACCGGCAGTGGTGCACCACGCTTTCCATGCTTCAAGTTTAGTCATTACTGCACCTTCTCAATCTTGTAGTCGTGAAACACCGCGCCCTTTGTGGGATCGCCAACCTTGCAGGCCTTGACCCAAACGTTCTTCCCAGATCGAAGCCGCCTGAGGTGCCCTCTGCGGTCGTGTAGTCGTGGAGACGCATGAGTGCCGCCCTTGTCATCCGATCGTGGCTTGACTGGCTCGATGTAGACCGTAGTCCAGTCGTAAGAAGGGGTCTTTCCCTGCTCAATCTTCCTGCGGTTGGTAAAAGTATCGCGCACCACAGGCCGGTAGCTCTCCACTTTCCCGACCATTGACCCGTACCATGCAGATACAAAGCCAAGGATCATTTGAGCCTCTTTTTCGTCGATCTGCTCGTCGGAATCTGCGGGACCGTACCTTACAAGCCCACCATCAACTGCATAGACAAGCAAGGGACTGGCCACGGGACGCCCGCCAGCAGGAGCACGCCAGACGGACAGCACAATACCCTCCTCTGGATCCGTCCCAACCACGGTCATAAACATCTCCATGGTATTGCCGCTCGTGGTCTTGCCCTGAAAAACCACCATACACTTCTCAAATGGAGGCCGACATTCAAGCAAAGGATCCTGACCTACGTGCGTCTTATCCTGAAACATTCCTGTTGCATCAAACCATTGAAGCTCAACGGGATCAATTCCTGCATCAGCCATGTAGCGCATCGTGGAGCGAATCAGTTGAGTGGTCATAGCCTCTCCGTAAATCCGTTGATGTAATCAGACTTGAGCATCTCAATTGAGCCAATGACTTCGTAGACGCTTGAATGGTTGCCAAGGATGCAAGACATTCTCAAGCCGTCGGAGAGAAACCCGGCAGCAAAGAGCGACTGCAGACGACCGGATTCGGCATCAGCAAGGATGTCCTTGAGCGCAGCGATCAGTGCCTCGTTGGGCTCGTTTGTAGGGACCACAGCCCCACGCAGTGCGGTAATGTTGCCCATCACTTGCCCCAGAACATCTCAAAAGGAAAATCCTTCTCAGTGTAGTCACGCTTATCAAGACTTGGGGCGTACTCCCACGCATAGAAATCAGCCATCCGAAGCCCTTTGTCACTCGGCAAGTACAGCACTCGGCGATAGCCAATCATGTTCATGAAATGCCACCAGATCCATTCAATCATTGACACCACCCATCCGTATAGCAGCCGCAATAGCCAGCGTTCCAAAGCCCTGCATACCCATCTCTTCGACCTTGAGGGCGATCTTCTCTACATCTTCGTAGTGATACTGAATCCACATGCGCGGCTCCAGCGTAGCGAGATGGATCCACTCGTCCTTGTCCAGACTCAAAGATCCTTCCATGTACTCCGCACGAATAGAGCCGTCAGTCTTACTCTTGTAGACAAAGACAGTGGCTTGTAGGTTGTGGGTCATTCTTTGCTCCTGTTGCGGATTGCGTTTGCGTTCAGCGTGCAGGCCGTATAGAACCGCTGGTCAAACTCACGCTCTGTCGGGCGCATACCCTCACACAACTGTGCGCAGGCTTCTCGCTCCGCAAGGACAGCCTTTTCGGCATAGGCTTTCATCTGCTCGGGCGTATAGACCTTACCGATGTAGCAATGCCGGTACGTCAAATCTGGATACTTTGACCTCGGCAGTCGAGGCAGTTTCATTTCACTCATACTCATCACACTCACAGTAAAGCAGTTTGCAAGCCGGACAGGCTAAACGCTTGTACTCAGCAGCGTCCATTTCTTCCATGGCCCTCTTGAGGTACACGGCTTGATCTAGGATCTCTTCGTACGCATTCTGAAGCCATTCGCGCAGTGACAGATCATTGTCTTCCACGCTTACACCGTACTTACTCAGGCCCAATTGCTGGCGCCTGGCGATGTCCTCACAGACGCGCCGCTCTGTTCCGCTCACTTCCATTTGCATCCCTCACACATCTTGTCTTGTTGGCCGAGCGTTGTGTGCCGGTACTGGCACGTCGGCTCCATCCTGAAATCAACGTACCGATACATCGGCTTGCCGTTGACCCAGCCATCCTGAACCTTCATGAGCTTCTTGTAAGGCTCGCGGTTGTGACATCCGTACAGCTTCATAAAGCCTCCTGAATTCTTTTGCCTATCCAGCGCACCACAGGCACAGCCCAGCTGTTGCCCAGCGCCTTGTATCGTGGTCCATCCGGGCACTCGCTGGCGGTTTTCTTGCGCCACGGGATGGCGGTGTAGCCACGAGGAAACCCCTGTAAAAATTCCGCCTCTTCTGGTGTTAGTCTTCTGACCTGCATACCGCCGTGTGCTGGTTGGCTTTGACCATCAACGGGTCGCCCCACTTTTTGAACCGCTGATAGTGCTTCTCGCAATACCCCAGCCCCTTGTGCGGCCCACCACAGATCGCGCATGAAACGGGCTGCTTGTGCTCCCGGCTGTGACAACTCCGACAGATACGCTCCAAGTTCTCCAACGAGTTGTTCAGGTGGTTCCCATCCTTGTGGTGGACATCCCTCGCATCCGGTTTCCCGCAGCGATTGCAGCAGCCAGCGGGCACCATCTTCCGGGCGTGATAGTGCGCAGTGGACCAGCCAACTTCTTGAGAATGCCGCTGGTCGAATGCTGAGGCCATGCAATGCCTGTCGCAGAATTTCCGGCGATTGAAGTGAATCAAGTATTCCAAGTCCCCATTTGGCAAACGCTTCCTCTCCAACTGTTTCCCGCAGTGTTCGCAAAATCTTTCCGGCGTTGGTTTCTTGTGTGCTGGCATAAGTGCTTTCGTGGTTGAAGCCTTTATTGTACAAGGCTTCACACAGCACATGCGGCTTGTCCCCTCCGCCTTGGCTGGCCCGCAGGCAGTTCTGCACCTCGTCGCCCAGCTCGGCTGTTGCGCCACCTTCGCGGCCGCGCAGGGCTACAGCTACTGCAATGCTGGCCTGACCACCCGACGACCCGCAGCCCAGCGCGTGCGTTGATCCGTCGGTGTTGCTGATCGGGTCTTGCGTGGGGTGGAAGGCGATGGCTGGCGCATGAGCTCCAGCGGCCAGCGGGTGGCACGGGTCGCCCGGCTGCGGGTTGCTGTAGTTCGCAGGGCTGGTGATCTGGGTGGTGTCGAAGGCCACCGGCACCCCGATCACATGGCTCGGCCTGCTCGGCCTGTCCTCACCTTCGGCGCGCAGCGTCCCGGCAATGTCGTCTTGCATCCAGTAGCCTTGCCCGCTCTCGCGCATTGCCACCGCCGCAATCGGCGCCTCATGGTTACAAGTCAGCGTCGGGCCACGGTCGAAACCAATCTCCGCGCCTCCTTGGCCGTGGGCCATGGTGATGACTGGCTGTGTCACAGGCACGCAAAAGTCCAGCTCGTTGGCGTTACCGGCTGGGCGGGTCATTCCTCCGGTGTTGGCGGTAAGGGTTCCTGCGACTGGCGACATGCCACCGAATGGAGCGCCTGCTCCAGCGCCTCGGGTAGCTTTTTCCCGCGCTTCTCGGCTCGGCGCAGTATCCCGGCGCACGCCGTCGAACTCAAAAAGAACCGCTGCGGGATTGAAGTCGTCTCTAGCACTTGCGACAACGAACACACGGCGGCGTCG